CATAACGATTCTTACATTTTGTGAACCGTCAATTTCAGCTTGGTCAATTACTCGACATTCTTGTGCGTCATTTAACAAACCAGTACCGAATACTAAATTTTCTTTCGTTGTAGCAATCATTGTTGATGCAGGTAAACCTGGTGCGTGTGCTAATTTAACACCCTCGAAAGGTAAAATTGCACCACCATTGAACCACATTGACCCTTTTCCGTCGATACCGTTAGCACCTAAATTAGTAGCGAAGCCACCCAAAGCACGAACGTACAATCTAAACACGTTTGTAGAAACATAGATATGGAAATCTTCACGTGCTGAAACTGCCAATGGAGTTGCATCTAATACTTTTCCGATTTCTGCAATTACGTTAGTTGATAATAAACCACCACCAACTAAAGCAAGTTCTTGTGCTGAAGGTAATGCAGGGTCTAAAGCTAACAAAGTAGTGAATCCGTCAAACTCTCCTGAATTTGATGCGTTACCTCTCCAAATGTTAACCTCATTTTCAGATGCTACTTTTTCAGCGTATTGTGCTAATAAGAAATCTGTAAATGATTTTGGCATTACGTCAAATGCTGAATATCCCATTTCCAAAGCGTCCCAATCATTTCTGAAAGTTGATTTACACAACTGACGGTTAACTTGTAACTCTTTCGGCTGTAAAATTCTTTCAGTTAATGTAATTGTTCCAGTTGGATTGAAGTCACAAGAAGCATTACTTAACAACTTATCAGTTGCAAGTCTTTTCATTACTTCTTTGAATTTTACGTTTGGCTTAATTGTGATTAAGTTATTAGCCAAAGTTGGTGCTGGCAATAAAGCCGCCGCAATGTACTTACCTGCGAACTCGCCTGCGTAAGTAGTTGTTATTGATGTACTTGTACTCATTTTTTTATAGTTTTTTAATTATTATACTGCTGTTAAAGTGATTGAACCTGCTGAAACACCTGAACCGTTAACATACCAATTTGTACCGTCACAAACTAATTCTGCGAAGTCACCAATTGATTCTGCACTTGCTACAAACGAAATCGTGTTTTCGTCAACTCCTGCAACGTGTGCTCCTGCAACCAAAACTGATCCCTCGATAACATTTGAAAGGGCTTTAACTGTCCAATCTGTTGTAGCGAAAAGTTGACCAACAATAAACTTAAATCTCAATCCTGCTGATGTTGCCACCGCTGGAAGTGTGATTTGCGCCCCTGCTGATGCTTTTAAAATTAATACTTTGCCACTATCCTCAGCGGTCAATGTTACTGCGCCTGTTACGGCTTCTACGTTTGCCAACTGACGTTCAACATCGTTGGTTACTGCTAAATAAGTTGTACTCATTTTATTACTTGTTTATAAATTTTAATACTAAATCCATTGTTGACTTCGGCGCTTTTGGTTCGCTTGCAACTGTACTTTCTGGATTGTGAACGATTGGTTTCGGCTCTTGCATTTGTGCAAGTTCCGTTTTCAATCTTTCGTTTTCCTCTTTCAAAGATTCCATTTCAGAAAAGAACGTTTCTTTAACCATTGATTCCACCGTTTTTTTAACTTGTGCTTTCTCAATCATTTTATCGTCTTTTTTCATTTCTTCTTCTTCGGGTGCTTCGGGTGCTTCTTCTTCTGCTGGTGCTTCTTGTTCTTTAACTTCTGCGATTACACCTTCTTGCGTTACTACTAAAAGCATTCCGTTTTCAACTACGTATTCTCCAACTGGCAAAGGAATTCGTTGCTCATCTTCGGTAATTATAAACACTTCGTTGTTTGCTTCAAAGCTATCCGCTTCGATTACCGTTACACCGTCGTTTAATTTCATTTGTTCCAATTTCACTTCGATATTCAAAGCGACACAAATTTTGTTTACTATTTCTTTGTAATTCATAACTGTTTTTTTATTAAACTATGTTGTTTTTGTTCTGTTGCACTTTAGCGAATTATTACTACTGTATTTGTAGCAGGTCTTATGACTGTTTGTGATCCACCGTTAACAGTTGAACCGATTCCCTGCTGTGAAAGTTCCCCCTCGCAACATTCTTTACGGTACTTGTTGTCCTTGCATAAACAACCACGCTTACCGCCTTTTGGTGATGTAGTTCTTGTTGACATATTAGTAAGAACCAGGATTAGTAGAAACCTCAAAAGGTCTTAAACTTAATTTTTCAGCCATTTTATTTAAGTTCTCAATTGATTTTCTTTTTGATTTAAAATCATTGGGTAATTCTAAACCAAGTTCTTTTACTTTTTTCTCAAAATCTGCAAAAATATTGATACTACCTTTTATACTTGACCTTAAATTTCTTGATAATTCTTGTACAATTTTTGCTTTCGCATTGTAGTCGTTAATTGCTTTTGTTAATTGTAAAAATTTTTCAGTCATTCTTTTAGATTCTGCATCTACTTCTTGTGCTGACCCTAATTCCACTTTTTGCGATTCTAATTCAACTTTTTTACTTTCAATTTTGTTGATAATCTCTAAACTTTTCATTTTTTATCTTTTTTAATTTGTTCTAATTTTCTTTGCGCCCACTCGATACCTGCATCGCCTCCCCAAGCAAGCCACATTAAACGACCGCACCCGTCACCTAATTCCTTTTGTGAATTTTCTCGGTGGCGTTCAAAACTTGCCATTCGTGAAATCGTGTCCTCGCTTATTGGTTCTCTATTCGCTAATTGATTTGCACGTGCTTTTCCAACTGGCGTTCCACACGAACCCCAACCGTTTTCTTCTGCGTATCTAAGTGCTATTTTTGCGTTTTCCGTTGCTTGTTGTGGATAGTCGGTATAACTTTCTAAGTTCAATTCTTTACGTAATAATTCAGCAACTTTCTCACGTGCTGACATTTCGTATTTTTCAGCAAAGTACCCCTCGATTGAGAAACCTTTGAACTCGCCTTTCTTTACTTTTTCCCACGTTTCATCGTTGTCAACTTTCATTGCGATCATCCACGTACCTACGGGCAAACTCATTTCGTAAAATGCGCTTTTATCTTTCTTGCTATCTTCAATTATCCACGATTCAACTATTGTCATTCCGTCAACTTTTACAGCGTGATTTTCCGTTGTGTTCTGATGTTGACCGCGCATAAATACCAACTCGCTTGCACGTTTTACCGTTTCCTTAGAAAAGAATATTTCAAATTCTTTGTCTTTATCCTTTCTGTAAATTCGCTTGTTTGGAATTAACGCCGCACCTAAAACAATTCGCTTTTCATCAATTGCTTTAAGCTCGATTTCGTGTTCTGAAAGTGCAATAAAGTTTTCTTCGATAGCGGGTTTTTCGACTAAAGAAACTGCGAAAACACCATCTTTCTTTTCGTCTTTAATTACTAATTCGTAAACTTCCATATCTTATAAACTACAAACTCGCTGTTTGTTGCACTTTCAAGTCAAACTGCTGTGCGCTTGTGATGTCGTTACTTACTACGTATGCTTTAACGGGTTGCTGTTGTAAGGTTGCTAATTGGTTAATTCCAGTATTTCCAACAACGTTAAGATTAGGTGCAATAACACCCCCACCAGTTGCACCACCTAAATCTCCACCTCCACTTGGTGCGCTTCCACCTCCTAATGCTTGTAACGCCTTTGCTGTTGCAGTTAAATTCGCCGCTATTCCTATTCCTGCTCCAATTCTATTACGTGCTATTTCCGCTGCTGAAAATGCTTGCCCTCCTGGAATTAAAGAATACTTTGCAATAGCCGCCGCATTTGCCGCTTGTGTTGAAGTGATAATTTTAGCGATACCAATTGCACTTTCAGCAATAACCGCCGCTTTCTGTACTCCCTTAGACTTTTCAAAAATAGATTTAATAACCCCTATTCCTTGTAACGCTAAATCAAAATCTTTTTGTCTTAATTCTGCTTTATGTTCTTGCAATGCTTTTTCAATAGCTAACTTTTTATCCGCTGTATTTTTTTCAATTTCTAATTCCGTTGTTCTTGTTGCTACTAATTGTGCGATTCCGTCTTTTGCGCTTTGTGTTTCGGCTTTAGTCATATCACCTAAATACAAAGCTAAATTTTCCTCGTCCATTTTTCTTTGAGCCTCGCGACGTTTCATTTCGGAATCGTCAATTATATAAAGTTCTTCGTTAGTTTTTTTAGCAGTGTCAACGGCTTTTTTTCCCGTTTCAATCCTTGCGATTTGTATATCCGTTTCAGTGTTTAAAATAGTTTGTTTCATTTCAGCAATTGCGGTTTTCGTTTCCTCAATCATTTCATCGTTAACGCCACCGATATTCGTTGCTCTTAAAATCTGCAAGTTCAAACGTGCTTCTTTAATCAATTCACGTTGATTCGCTAACGATCTTTTAAGCTGTAATTTTTCAAGTGCTTCAGTTGATTTTCCTTGCGCTTCTAGTAGCTTGATTTGTCGATTAATATTTCCAGTTTCTTCATCGTATGCCTTTTTTCTTGCTTCTCGTTGCTTTTCCCTTTTTGCTAGTTCTTTATCAACTCTGCGCATATTAGCTTCGTGCCTTGCTGACATATTACGCTCGTTCTTCGTGTCGATAATATCAAAGTATTCAAGTGCTTTTATAGCACCGTAAATAACACCAATCATAGGAAAAAAGATACCTATTAACACTTTTATTCCCGTTCCTAATTGGTCAAAATAGTCATAAGCCTTGATTATGTATCCTGAAAGTTTAACAACTACTTTTGTAACCTTATCAAAGTTTGCAATTAGTAAACCAACTAAAACAATTATTGCACCTATTCCCGTTGCAATTAACGCAAGTCTAAATAATTTCATTGCTGTTGTTGCTCCACCAGTTGCAGTTGTAAGTCCAACAGTTGACGCACTTAACCCAGTTTTTGCAACCGTATCAGCTTCGGTCAATCCTACATTTGTCGCTGTTTCTTTGTTGGAAATACCCATAACAAAGTTGTAAGCAGTCGTAAAAATAGTAGTTGATTTAACAACCGCTCCTAACTGCTTAAACGCTCTTCCTGCGTCCTCTAATCCCTCCAAACCTTGCGCCAAAGCCATTGCACTTTGAACACGTAACATCGCTTGTTGCACCTCCTCACTCTCAACACCTACTAAACCCATAGCACCCTGAACAGCACTAAAACCATTCGCAACCGCACTAATTGATTTACCCAAAGCAATAAATGCACCTTCGCCTTTTTGCGATTGGATCGCGTCGTTTACGTCTTCGATTTGATCTTTTAATTCCGCCGCACGTTTTGAAGCGTTTTGAACTTCGACCGATGTCGCACCGAAAGCATCTGCCAACTTCTGAACTTCTAAAACTGCTTCCTTGTATTGTTGCTTGAGCGTTTTAGAATTGTCCTGAATTTCTATTTCAATAACCTTTTTTTCTGCCATGATACTTTCTATTTTCTTGGTCAATAATTCGTTTTATGTTTGGCGTTAATTCGTTAACACCCTTTGCAATATCTACTTCTTTTGAAACACCGTAAAATTTTTGTGTTTTCAGTAGGTTTATAATGTTTTGTATTTTCATAATTTTAACAATTAGTTACGCTAAACGCTTCAAAGATACTTCCCTCCTCGATTGTGTAAGTTCCAAAAGGGCAGTCTGTGTCTTCGGATAGGTAAGCAATATTATCACCATCTGAATAATACCAAGACGCGCCTACTCCTAAATCTGGATTCCAAGTTAAGGCACCATTTACTCCTTCTACAACATTAAAATCATATCTATTTTTTCCGTTAACTATTGGTTCAAAAGTAGAAATACCTACCTCCACAGTTACGGGTTCTTCACCTTCTAATTGATAGGTTACACGAATACAATCACAACTCATTGGAATAGTTACCAAATCAAGTATTAAATTCATTTTTACTTCGCCATTGTTCAAAGTACTTGAAATATCGTTTATCAAATATCTTTTATCCTTAATTATTATCTTATCGTTCAATTTAAGCGCACTTAACACGCCAGTTGGTAAATAAGCTGTAAAGGAAAATAAACGTTGTTGTAGGTCGTATAAATTACCTAATTGATTAGCGTAATACGTTTGGTACAAACTGTTTGGTTCTGTTTCTTGCGTTACGATGTTAAATTCATTGCCGAAACAAAGTGAAAAACCAGTCGTATTAACTGAATTAAATAGTGCGTAATCTGTTACGTTTAAATTTGAAGATCCATCAAAGAATTTAAAAGCAGGATTTGACGTTGCTTCACCATTTAAATACATCAATGCTAATTCGGGAACGTACGGTGAAAAATTTTCATCTAAAGTAAAAGCCACGAATAAATCACTATCAGTCGTTCCGTATTTTAATTCTGTAAATTGGATATTTTCAAAAAGTAACTCCATTTTAAATTCAGAACCATCATAAGGGAAGGAATAATCTAAGTCTCCGTAGCTACGATTAAAAGTTGATAAAAATTCTTTATTAATGAAAGATTTACTTTCTTTGTATTTAAAAGCTATCTGTTTATAAAGTGGTAATCTTTTAACGCCGTTTGAATTAATTACATATTTCGTTAAGTCTTTTTCACTACCTAACGAATACCAATCTTGTAAAGGCTCAATTCTAAAATTAGTTTCGTCAATACCTTCACAAACTAAATTAAAGGCTTTAAAAATAGCTGAAACAAAATCATAAATTTTTACAGATGGTGCAAACAATGAAGCATTAATGTTTACAATTGATGTTGCGTTTCCTATAATTCTTGTACGCTTATTATTAATGGTAAATAAATAGTCTGAAATTATTATTGTATAATCAAAATTCACTGTTTTAGTTGACCTGAAAAAAAAATTTAATTTTTGTGAAGTTCCCGGGTTATTCGGCACTTCTCCACAAAAAGAAAATGTTGCTGAATTAATCATTTTAGTGCTCGAAAATAAAACATTGTTTAGATACACATCGCAGTAAACGATAGCTGTTGGATCATCGTAAAAAAATGTAGAAACTCCAATTAAATAAGGTAGTAAATCTGGCGCTTGATACGGTATCGTAACGCTATTTTCAACAAGGTTATAAATAGGAGGGTTTACCCACGTTCCTGTTAAAGAATTACTTGATAAATCAACAATTTGATTTTCACCTATAACTTGTGACACTTCAGTGTTTTGATAGCGCACATATAAATCTGTCCATTTTGCTGTTTGAAAAAACAAGCTAGTAAAGTTAACTCCAAATTGCGTTTCAATAATATTAAAAATAGCATTTACACGAACCGCAGGAAATAACTTATCCCAAACAACCGCCTTTGCATTTGTAGATATATCTTCTCCACTTGTTCCGAAAGTCCATAACCTATCCGATGCTACCAAAGGAAATCTAATATCATAACTTGTGACACCGTCAGTCAATCTATTGTAAACATTTGTACCATTGTAAACAAACGAAATACTTGAATAATCTAAATCTTTTAAAGTCAACTCCCCAAACCTATCTTTTAGCGAAACCAAAGCACCAAAGAAATTAACAGAATAACTTACTACCTGACCGTCTTTAATTACAGCTTCATTCAATTGAATCTTACCACTTCTGAACGATTGCATTTCGATTTCTATAAAAGCGTCACGTCTTAAATTGTGGTCAATAGTAGGATTTACATCGCTTTCATACCAATGCTGAAAGATACGGTTGTTTCTTGGCGTTGCAGGAACTAAAAACGATTGTGAAAAGTCGCTGAATACCTTGCTAATATCCTGAACGTTTGCAACCGAACTATTAACCGTTACAACTTCATCTTTGAACAAGTCAACTTCAACCCCCTCAATAAATAGTCGAAACTTCGTCATAAGCAAATTCAAAATCTATTGTATAGTTCAAGTCTTTCTTGTTTACTATTTTAAAAAGTTCAATATCGTTGGTTAAAATCTTTGCAGGCAATCCGTTAACCATTACACGCTCGGACAATAACAACTGCTCTAAAATCAATTTGAAGTTTTCATCAACGCTTCCAGAATTTACAGTTATTTTCCTACGTGCATTTCGATTCATCTGCCTTGTTTGACCGTCTGAAACCGTCCATTGATTAACACTTGGAACGCTTGTTAAAAAGTTATAATCTTCACTTGAAAAACTTAGTTTATCTTGTGATGCTTTGAAGAAAAAAACACGTTGCCACCCTCCTAATTTATTAACAAAATCAACAGGAATAGGAGTATATCGACATTCTCTTAAAGGCTTAAACGTAAACGATTGAAGCAATACATCTGAACTGTTGTAAAACTCTAACGTGTTACCACCTGCAAAATAATTTGTGTTTGGAAAACTTGCGCTTTGATAGATCACGGGAATATCTACATAGCGTTGGTTTACGCTGTCTATGTTCGTTGTAACAGTATTCGCAGGATTTGCTAATGAAACATACTTAACGTAACAATCTTCACTTAAATAAACAGTCATATATCCTGGAGAAAGTAATCCACTTGGAGTACTTGCG